TGTGAGTTAAAATCTTCAAAATCAAAACAAAATGGCACACCATTACTCAAAACATTTTTAACTGTTTCTTTAACCCTACTTGCTTCTGCTTCTTGTGCTATAGGAACAATAGTAGCCAAAGCTTCTTCACATCCTTGCATACTAAAGCTAGATAATATAAAATTTGTAATATCAACACTATAAATAGCTCTTTGTTTACCCCACTCATACTTAACAGAAGCTTTAGCATATGTAGCTGGTTCACGACTAGTAAAGTAAGTTAAATCACGTAAACCCATTTTACACATACCAAATAATTTATTCCGTAACATAGGGTCAATTGCTCGATATTTTTGATCTTCTTCATATTGTGAATAAAATGCTCCAGGTGGTGACCATTGCCATCTCATGTTCCAAAAATTCTCGAACCTATCTTTGAATGGTCTGCCACCACGACCCTTGACTTTCATGAATAGTTTAAGACTACGTTTATATATTTCTTCATCTTCTATACACACAGTGTTAATATCAGTCCTGTTCTTTTGTTCTTTCATCCAGTCTATGTTCCCTATACCACGATTGACTAATACTTCAAACTCAAAGAAAGGTGCCAAATCCAACCCACACAAGTTTTGTACTGCTTTGAGACGTAATGTCATTTCTTGTTTTATCGTCGTTGCCAAGTGTACTAGCGAAGTATAATCATACTGCCATATATTACTACCTTCAAGCAACGACCTATATTCTTTAGATAATCCCATTGCCCAAAGTATGAAACCACAAAACGCAGTTTGAGTTAAGTCATGTCGAGACAACTTATAAAACATTTCGAACATGAACCCAGCATGTTGAGTGATATCATCAAAACTATAGGCATGTAATTCATTAACTGTAACATGTCTCAAATGCGATGATGACACTTTAGGATCAATTAATGACAACTTCTTTTCATATACTTTAAGCACAAAGTTATATGCTCTCCGGCTGATATAATACCCATTACTGTCAGACTGTCCATTTCTTTTTACATCTAGACTATTCACACTTATATCATCATATTTCTTTTTAGTCTTATTCTTATTAGTTATATAGAAAATGTGTGATAGGATATTTGAGTTTGTTATCTTTCCGTAGGGTACGAGTTTAGAACCATGTTGTACCCTGGAAATTCGTAATAAACCTTGTTTACCAAGTACTCTCAAGTCGTTATCTGTATTATAATACATAAGGGTTGATTTAATATGTTCATTATAAACGCACAAAACATATACACTTTCAGTCCCAATTTTAACATGCGTCCATCCATCTAACTTTATTCCATAAAATACATCAAATAATACATAATTACACTCAGTATACACTGTCTCTACCATACATTCGCCTTCTATATTTACATATAGTGGTATTATGTGTAACTCTCCTATACCACGTTTTCTGTTATATTCTTTTCTATATCCGGTGGTCCAATGTCGTTCTCCTGAGTTACTAAATGTTCTATAGGTACCGGGAGAGGCACGGCCAATTCCGGATAAGCTATGTGAAAATCCGAAGTGTTATAGTCATAATCAGCCATTAGATAACTCGTAAAACGTGTCGCATTACTCTTGACTCCTTTATAAAACCTGACACTTGCAAATGAACGTTCATCAACGTACACTTGTGGAGCATTAAAATCAGCATATGCTAGTGGCGTAGCTACTTCTCTACTCCAATGGAATACCATATCACAACCTAATGTCATTGATAAATCACTTCCAAAAGTATGGTTTCTTCT